CAGATTTTTCAATCGAGGTCTTCAGGGGTATTGAGCTTGCCACCCCAGCACTCGGGCAGCGGCCCGATGTTGGGGTGATCGTAAACCTCTTCGAGGCTCACGGACGCGAGGGGATAAATCTCTGACTGAGGATCGAGTAGTTCGTTGTTCATCACGGAGAAGAGTGTGGCAGGAACCTAGGTTGCCGTCAATCTTTCGGACAACTTTTCTTCCAAAGAAGTTTCATGCCAATTCACCTGGGAATCGCACTTGGCACGCTTACCGCATCCAGCATGAACCATGCCAACGCTGTGACCCCCCCATTTTTTTGAAAAATTTACAACTTGCTTTTTTCAGCGTAGAGGGGGGGGAGGGTTTCCTCAATCTCCAATTTCTTCAATCATATATATTCTCCTATCCTCAGAACATATCATCTTATATCAGAAAAAACTCTCTATATCCCCCCCCCTTTTTTTAAAAAAACTTACTTGACAAAACATCCTTTATACATCTAACATCAAAAAAATAAAACGGCCCTTTTTTCTATAACTTTATATGGTAATATCTCAAAAAAAATGCCGTTGTTGTCATATAGAAAGAAATATAGAAGAATTTCCGTTCTTTTCAACAAATAAAGCTGGTAGAAAGAATACATGTATTCATTGCGCCCGACATCTGTCTAATATAAGAAGTAAGTTGAAATTACAGAACCCCCCACCTCCTCCGGGACCATGTCCCATCTGCCATCAACACACTGAATCTTGGATATTAGATCATTGCCACTTTACTGATTCTTTTAGAGGATATATATGTAATAGTTGTAATTTAGGCATAGGACGTTTTAATGATGATGTTGATTTGTTATATAGTGCAATTAATTATTTAAATACTGGTTGTTACAACGATTATATTATATAATGAACTATGTGTTAATATATAAAGACGGTCGCGGACATAAAATGGCGGCGATACCGGATGATGAGGGTATCTATAAGCGCAAAATATCATTTTCTCATTATGATGGTGATTTAACTACTATAGAAGTTATTATATTAAAAGTCGATAATCCCCATATATTTACAATAGATGATGACGATGATGAATATGATTATATAGAGGGTGAAATTGTGGGCAAGATGGTTGCTTCTAAAAAAATCAGTGAGTGTATTAAAAAACTAGGATTTGAGAAATTTTTTACTACAATGATTAAAGAGTTTATAGCTAAAGAAGACGTTTAATATAGATTTATATTAATACTGAAGAAATACATTTTTTAAGATGGTTCGACGATAAAAACGGCGTTTATGTAACTAACAGAAGCAATATTTTGCAACCGATATATACTAAAGTTAAAGTAATTGATTATTATTATAATAGTCGCGTTTATTATGAAACTGAAATTTTTATAGAATTTGGAGTTGAGCATTACATAAGTTTAAATCCTGATTTGAAAAAGAGATTTATGTTTTTATTTTATAACAAAGAAGGTGCTTTGATTTTGTCATTAGATAATGAATATAAAAACGAAGAATCTATTTTTACTTTTCTTGATGATGTTAATATTATAAATTTGTGATTTTATTTTTTTAAAAAAAGTGTTGACATTTTTCAATTTTTAGAGTAACGTATTTAATAATTTTAGGATGAATATTTTAGCTCATACGAGCCATGTTGGAAAAACAGGATATAACGCCCACTCTCAAGGTTTTTTTAGAAAACTTAGTGAAAAAACCAATTTAAAAATCAGAAATTTTACTATCGGTAAAAATTGGAAAGGTTATCCTTGCGAAGATGGTAATCCTCATGGTTCAGATGTTAATGATTTAGATAAAAAATTATTACATCAGCAAACTTTATGGACGCCAGAAAAAGAACGAAAGGATTTTCCACTTTATAATTATGATTCATCTTTTGTTCCTGATGTTAATATTATATTAAATACTGTTGATCATTATTATTTTTATGATTCTTATAAAGGTTATAAAATAGCGTATAATGTTTGGGAGAACTCTTTATATCCAAATAATTTTTTTGAAAAATTAAAAGAATTTGATCAAGTTTGGGTGGCTTCAAAATGGCAGGCTCAAATGCTTGTTGAGCAAGGGTTTTTTGCTGGAAAAATTAAAGTTGTACCAGAGGCTGTTGATTCTAAAATTTATTTTCCTAAAAAAACAAAATATAACGACAATAAATTTAGATTTATTATTTTCGGTGCGTGGTCAGACAGAAAAAGTACAAAAGAAATAATTCAATGTTTTATTGATTTATTCAAACATGATAAAAATGTTGAATTGATTTTATCAGTTGAAAACGGGTTTTATAATGACGGATGTTCTAATACAGAAGAACGATTAAAAAAATATAATTTATCAGCCCCCAACATCAAAATATTAAATTTCCCTAATCAAGAAGATTATATATCATATCTTCAAAGAGGTCATGTTTTTCTATCTTGTGCAAGGGGAGAAGGTTGGAATATTCCATTAATAGAAGCGATGGCATGTGGTACGCCTTCTATTTATTCAAATTATGGTGGGCAATTAGAATTTGCACAAAATAAAGGCATTCCAGTTAAAATAAAAAATCTTGTTTTGGCTGAAGATTTCGAACAAAATAAAAATCAAAATTCTCCTGGTTATTGGTGTGAGCCGGACTTTGAAGATTTAAAAAAACAAATGCTTGAAGTTTATCGTAATTATGATTTTTATAAAAATAAAGCTTTAGAAGAATCAAATGATATAAGAAAAGTTTTTACTTGGGAAAATGCGGCGGATATTGCTATGGAACATTTGTCTGAATTAGATAAAAACAATTTAAAGGTATTAACTCATTGTAGTTTTGTGGGTACTGGAGGATTTAATTCTTTGTGTCAAAATTTACTTCCAGAGTTAAATAATTTATGTAATGTAAAAGTTCGAAATTATACAGTTGCTCACGGTTGGAAAGGTTATAATTCAACACCTCACGATTTAGATATAGAAGACGAGCATAAAAAAATTCTTCATCTTCAAACTTTATATAATTCAGATCATTCTAGGAGTGATTTTCCTATTTATAATTATACTGCAAATTTTGAACCGCAAGTTAATTTAATCATTAATGAATTAAATCATTATTATTTTTATGAAAATTACCGTGGTCCTAAAATTGCATACACAATGTATGAAACTACTGAATTTCCAAATGATTTCGTAAAACAATTAAAAACATTTAATCAAATTTGGGTTCCATCTGAATGGCAGAAAGAATGCTTGATTAAACAAGATTTACCCAAAGATAAAATTAAAGTTGTGCCTTTAGGTGTGGATTCTAAAATCTTTAATTTAGAAAATAAAAAATTAAAGAATAAATTTACTTTTGCTATTTTTGGAAGATGGGACGAAAGAAAAAGCACAAAGAGCATTATCAGATGTTTCAAAGAATCATTTGGCAATAACAAAAACGTTGAATTATTACTTTCTGTTGATAATCCTCATGATATTGATGGTTTAAAAAGCACTCATAATCGTTTAAAACATTTTGATTTGGAAAGTGAAAATATTAAAATATTAAATTTTTTAAATCGTGAAGATTATATTGATCATTTAAAATCGATTCATGTATTTTTATCTTGTTCTAAAGCTGAAGGTTGGAATCTACCATTAATTGAAGCAATGGCGTGTGGCGTTCCATCTATTTATTCTGAATGTAGTGCGCAATTGGAGTTTGCTAAAAACCGTGGTATTCCAGTTAAAATCAAGAATACAGAAAATGCTAGTAATTATATTTCAGAGCAATTCTGTAAAAATGTTCAAGGAGATTACTACATTCCTGATTTTGAAGACTTGAAAAAGAAAATGTTGGACGTATACCAAAACTATAATAAATTTTTAGAAAAATCAATTGAAGAATCTCATTTTATTCGAGATAATTTTTCATGGGTCAAGTCAGCAAAAATAGCTTTTAATAATTTTATGGAATTAAATAATAAAAATGTTTCATTTGTTAAATTCACAGATAATAAATTAGGAATCGAATACAGAAATAATTCTATTTTTAATGTAAAAGCTAAAATTAAATTTTTTGATGAAAAAACAAATTTTTGTCTTTATGAAGATTCTTTTTGGTTAGACGGTAATTGTGAGTATTTTTCAGCATTAAATAATACTAAAAACATTACAGGACCAGTAGTTTTTAACGTTTACGATGAAAAAGATAATCTGTTTTTCTCAGTAAAAAACGAAGTAATTAGCACATCTTTAGAGAAGAATGAACAATCGTCGTTGATAAATTTAAATTTTGATACAATTTATTGTGATAAATCTATTGATCTTTCTGGATTGTCTTTTAAATACGATAAACAAAACAATACTTTATATTATTATACATCTAAAGATATTAAAGATGTGATATTGATTGCAAAAGATTTGAGAAAAAATTTAAATTTATGTTCTATTTTTAATCGAAAAGATTTTTCGATTATAAGAGGTTGGGAATATAATATTTATCCAACTAAAGATCAAAAACTTGATTTAGATATTTTTACTGGTTTCAAATTTATCGCTTATAAAAATAACAAATTACTATTTAATATTGAAATACCGATTGATAAAACTTTCAAAAAAAATAAACATGCGGTTCAATTCGTCTTTGATCCAGAAACAGATTTGGCTTTGCATGATAATTTCTTTTCCCAGAGTTTGGATTTTTATTCCAAACCTTTTTATAAAAAAGCGGTAAAAGAGAACATGATTATTATAGATATCGGTGCTAGTTGTGGAACTTTTGCTGATTTTTGTTTATCTAGAAAAGCTAAAAAAATTATAGCTTTAGAACCATCGAAGTCTTTTGATGTTTTACAAAAAACTTTTTGTGATTTTAATAACGTTTTTTGCGAAAATCAGGCTTTATCAAATGAAAATGGAGAAATTGAATTAATAACATGTGAGGATTCCACGTTAACTTCTTTTGATATAGAAAAACAAAAAGAAGCTGATTATGAAAATAATTTCAAACATAAAAATTTCAATGCGTTAAAAATTAAATCAATTAATTTAGAAACTCTTTTGGAAAAACATTGTTTGCAAACAGTTGATTTATTAAAAATGGATATTGAAGGATTTGAATACAAAATATTTAAATCTTTAAATAATGAAATAATCAAGAAAATTAAATCTTTTATAATAGAGTATCATCATAATGATGGCGCAATTTTAAATGACTGTATTATAAAAAAACTTAAAGATAATGGTTTTCATATAGAAGGTTATAATTTACAATGTCAAGCAACTGACAGCCTTTCAGATAAAAAAGGTATTATTTACGCTTTTCAAGAAAAAACAATTCACATAGTTAATGAATCGGGATCTTTGGGTGATAATATAGCGTGGGTTCCTGTGGTAGATCATTTTCAAAAAATTAAAAATTGCAAAATTAAATATTATACTCCTTATAAAGAATTATTTGAAAAAACATATCCTAATATTGAATTTCATAATTACAATGAAAAGCCAATTAATTCAGATTATTCGTTAGGTTGTTTTGATGTAAATGGAATTAGATGGAATCAATTTAATTTACAAGAATTAGCTTTTAAAATTTTAGGTTTAGAATATTTTGAAATTCAACCAAAAATTTCATTACCAGATAATTTAAAAAATAAATTTAATAAAAAATATGTATGCATAGGCTCTTTATCTACTTGTCAAGCTAAATTTTGGAATAATCCTGATGGTTGGAATCAAATTGTGGATTATGTTAAATCTTTAGGATATGAAGTTATTTCTATTGATAAAAATAACAACATAGGATATGGTGAACATATTAATCATATCCCATTTAATTCAATCGATGAAACTGGCGATAAACCATTATCAGATCGAATTAATGATTTATATTTTTGTGAATTTTTTATTGGTTTAGGATCGGGTTTAAGTTGGTTGGCCTGGGGCTTAAATAAACCAGTTATAATGATTTCTGGATTTTCTGACCCTAAATCAGAATTTCATACTCCATATAGAGTTCATAATAAAAACGTATGCAACAGTTGTTGGAATGATATAAATATATATTTCGATAAAAATAATTGGGCTTGGTGTCCACGAAATAAAAATTTTGAATGTACAAAAGAAATTTCTTTTGAAATGGTTAAAGAAAAAATTAATTTGTTAATTAAAGATATTGAAAAACCAAAAATCCTTTTAAAACACTTGATTTGTGATAGAAAGGGAAAAAAAGAGCTTTTATCTATTGAAAATATAAAGTCATCATTTTCCTTGATTGAAAATTTTAATTACTCAATAAAAGATTCGATATTATACAATGAAATTCCTGAAAAAATACAAGTTTTTGAAAACAACAATCATTGGATTGAATTAGATAAAAAACATGATGAATTTGGTTTGACAGCGCGTCATTATGGATGTTATAAAGCTCACATCGACGCTATTTTAGAATTTTTTAATGATGAAAATGATTATGATTATTTAGTTATTGCCGAAGGTGATGCAAAAATATTAGTTGATCCGCAAAATTTCAAAAAATATTTTGATGAAGCGATTAGAGTTTTAGATGAAACTGATTATAAAATATTTACATTTGGAAAATCGGTTCACGGAATAGATTTAAATAAAAAAATTCATGAAAACATCTATGAAATCGATTGTATGTGGGGAACTTATTTGTATATTTTTTCAAAAAAACATAAATATTATTTTAAATACATAATCGAAAAGTATGGTTGGCACGCTTTTGATTGGTGGTTGAACCTTTCTTTTGAAAAAGAAAAACAAAAATTCTTGAAGTTCAATACAGATGAAATATGTTTTGAATTTGATGGGTATTCATATATTGACAAAGTAGAGAAAAAATATTAATTTAATTATATGATAAATATAGAAGTAGATGAAGCTTACGCCTTTGATTATTTAACCATTTTATATATTAAAAGCGAAAAACATAATTTCTTTGGCCAACCTTTTAATAATTGGAAAAAATGTTATGATTTTTTAAAAATTCAAGTCAATAATGATGATTTGTGGAACAATATTATGCATTCTCAAGAATTTAAAAATATAGAAACCGCAAATTTAAAAACATTTCATGCTGTAGAAAAAGCCAAGTCTAATGAAGTTACCGCTGAATATGTTGATAAATGCAATTATGAAAGATATATAGCTAAAAAAGAATTTCAAAATAAATTTTTTCCAAATAAAATAACAGAAACTAAGATTGGTTACGAAATATATGATAGTAAAAATTAAAAACACTTCTTCAGCATTAGGAGATACTATCGGATCCGTATGTCAAGTAGATCGGTATCAAAAAATCACTAAAAACACTGTTTATTATTTAATAAATAAAAATTTGATACATCTTTTTGAAAAGGCTTATCCAAATATTTTATTTAAAGATACTGATGTTTTTGATGAATATAAAGAAATACATTTTCATTTTGATCAACCTTTGCAAAAAGGATATTCAGATGATTTGGGTTTAGCTTTTGAATAAAGTAATACAAATATTTCTTTTAATATAAAACCAAGAAATATTAAACAAAGATATGTTACATTATCAATGCAGTCCAGTCATCAAGGTAGATATTGGAATTTTATAAATGGTTGGGATTTCGTAATAAAATATTTAAAAGATAAATATAATATTTCTACAGTTTGTATAGATAAATACGAATCTTTTGGAAATGGTAAAAATTTAAACTATATACCTAAAAAAAGCATTAATAGATGTGGATTAGATTTAGAAAATTGTTGCAATTACTTGTATCATGCGGAATTTCATCTTGGAACATCGAATGGTTTAACTTGGCTTGCTCATGGAGTTAATAAAAAAGTTGTATTGATTTCTAATGTTACAAAAAATTGGTGTGAATTTAAAAAAGATATTTATAGAATTGATAACGAAAAAGTTTGTCATGGATGCTTTAATGAAGAAAAATTTGATTCTAGTAATTGGATGTGGTGTCCTAGGAGCAAAAATTTTGAATGCACAAAAACAATAACATTTGAAATGGTCAAGGAAAAAATAGATCAATGTATAAATGATTTAAAAATATTTTCATAATTGTCACACTGATTTGTTATTGTAAATTTATTGATTGCGTTTTTATAACATTCTGATGGATCTATTTTATTTATATTGAATATACTATGAATCATGCTTTGCGAATCAAAACATCTAAATCCTGTTCTTAATTGTGATACGGTTTCTGTAAAACCGCCAAAATCCGTTGTTATTGTTGGGGTTCCTGAAAATTGAGCTTCAATGACGGTCCAATTACAAGGCTCAATAAATAAACTTGGTGCAAATAAAAATTTTGCATTGCTTAATAATTTTTTTCTTTGATTTGGTTCTACAAAGCCCACAAATTTACAATATTTAGTATCTTGTAATTTCATTATATTTGGACCAGCAAAAATAATTTCTTGCTGTATATGATTACAAATATCATAAACAAGACCCGCTCCTTTTTCCGGTATGATTCTACCTAAAAATAACGCTGTATTAGATTTTGTTGATTTGTATTCAAAATCATTTGCATCAAAACCTGGATAAACAACATACTCTTTTTCAAAATCTACATTTGTTTGAGCCAGCCCATGCATTTTATGGAGCTGGCTTTTTGTTTCAAAGATTTTAACCGGCGCAAACATCGAATCGTATCCAATACTAGGTTCTACAACAATAGCTTGTTTCTGAAAGGTTTCAGCAGTCTTTAAATGACCAAAACCAAACCAACACATAATAAAATCTTTATTTGTTTTTAATCTCTTTTTGATTTCAAGAATAGCATTTTGATTAAAAATTTTAAAAGCATGTGTTTCTACATCTTGATTGAAACCTACTTGCTGCCAACTATTTAAGTTGTCATATGACAATTTTAAAATATTATCATTAGTAACAGTTATATGTTCAGTACAATTAACATTAGAGTTTTCGTGACCATAATGATAAACAGTATGACCTCGTTTAGTCATTTCGTCACAAAACTTATATACCTTTTGAACAAAAGCGCATAAAGATACCTCTTTCCTTGTAGGTGCATAAGGAATACTTAAACAGTGAAAAACCATATATAATAGTGTAATCCTAAATTAACATGTCAAATAAAAAGAAGAAAAAACACATTAAACCAGAACTTGAAGAAATAGTTAATGAAAATCAATTCAAACATGTTCGATTGAATATAAAAGATTTTAAATTAACCGATAAGCAAAAGATGATAGTAAATATTGTTTTTGATAAAAATAGTAAAATTGTATTTATTAATGGACCAGCCGGAAGTTCAAAAACATTTTTGGCGGTTTATTGTGCTTTGCATTTATTTAATACCGGAAATTATTCTGAAATCAAATATATTAGAACAATTGCTGAATCTGGAGAAAGAGCTTTGGGTGCATTACCCGGTACAGTTGATGAAAAATTTAATCCATTTATGATACCGCTATATGACAAATTGGACGAATTGATACCTCTTAATCAAACTAAATATCTTGAACAACAAAAAATGATTGAAGCATTACCAGTTAATTTTTTGCGCGGCGCTACATGGAAAGACATGATTGTTTTAATTGATGAATGCCAAAACTTTTCTACTAAAGAATTAATTACTGCCATCACTCGTATTGGTGAAAATACTAAGATGTTTATTTGTGGCGATTCTATGCAATCTGATGTTGGTAATAAATCAGGTTTTATGAAAATATACGACATCTTCAATACTGAAGAAAGTCGCGAAAAAGGTATTCATTGTTTTGAATTCAGTGAAGAAGATATATTAAGAAGTGAAATTTTGAAATATATCATACATACACTTAAGAAATTAGATAAAACTCAAAATCACTAATATAATATACATATGAGTAATGTTTATTGTTCTCAATGTGGTACAAAACATATGTTAGGAGCTAAATTTTGTTCAAGCTGCGGAACTCCTATGGGCGGTCAAATTTTAGGTCAATCTCGCCCTACTGTTTCTCGTAACGTTCGTAGCGCAGAAGTGGATGAAGATGGTTTACCAACAACATTCACTAAGCCACGAAAACTAGAATATGAAGTAGAGAAGAATGGTAGAAATAAATTTTCTGTTAATGAGATTATAAGTCAAAAACCTTCATCAGAAAAATTTCAAAGACCAATTGGTCAATCTAAAATATTATCTCAAGAAGAGTATTTAGCTCAATCTTTGAAAGAATGCCAATCTAGTCGGAATTTCGAGGATGTGAATGAGGCGTAAAGACAAAAAGCATTTTGAGGACATGTATGAAATTATTGATCAAATCATCAAAAAACGCCAAACCAAATGGAAACTAAAAGCCATAACTTGGTTTGATTTTGAAGATATTGAACAAATCATTAAATTACATATCTACAATAAATGGCATCTATGGGATCAATCGAGAGCAATTGAACCTTGGGTTAATCGTATCGTCACTAATCAAATAAGAAACATAATACGCAATCATTACAGTTCTTTTGCTAAACCTTGTTTGTCGTGCCCATTTAATGAGAATAAAGCTGCGCTAGATAAATCAATAGAAAATTCCTGTGGTTTCACTCCAAGCAAAAAACAATGTAATGAATGTCCGCTATACGCAAAGTGGGAAAAAACAAAAAAAAATGCATACGATTTAAAAATTCCAGTAAGTCTTGAAAACCATAAAAATTATCACTTGAATATACAAAATAACGAAAGTGTAAACTTTGTTCAAGCCGAAACTAAATTACATGATTTAATGAAGGCTAATTTGAATGATAAATATTATTTTATTTATAAAATGTTTTTTATTGATTGTTTAACTGACGAAGAAGTTGCGCGTTTCTTAAAGTTTAAAACATCTGAAAAAGGTCGCAAGGCGGGTTATAAACAAATTAAAAATTTAAAAAAACTTTTATATTTAAAAGCAAAAGAAATTTTAGAACAAAACGATGTCTTTTCAAATGAATAATTTAACAGAAGAAAATAAAGTATTTATTTTAAAAAAGATTGAAGAAGGCCAAACCGATTATGTTATAATTGCAAATCTAATGTTGGATAAAACTGATTTAACTGGTCGCGATAAAGTTTGTAAATTAGTGCGCGACTTTATGATTGAATCAGGCGTTCTAAATAAAAAACAAAAAAATAAAAATCAAATTCAAGAATTTGCTTTAACTGATAGTCATATTGAATTTATAGAACAAAATATTAAAACAGGCATTTCTCCCAAACAAATTACAGAGCTTTTATTTAATAAAGATTTTCAAGACGTTAAAAATGTCAATATATTTATTACCCCTCAATACAAGGCTATTCATAAATATATTAAAACAAATCATCCTGATTATTTAGTCGAAAACGAATCAGCGGTAAATGAAAAATATGTAGTGCCGCGCAGTTTAAATTCAGTAATTAAGAAAGTGAATAAATGGTGCGGTCAAGAAATAGATGAGTCCAAACTCAGTCTTCAGCATCGTAAATGTTTAGAAAAGTTATTAATTTATTTATCCAGCCCACGTTTTATACAAAATTACGATACATATCGTAGCGCAACAGATAAGGATCTTTTCGAGGCTGAATTTGTTCGTTCAACTTGGGACAAACCTGATTTAACAATTGATGAAATTAATTTATATATTAATGTTTGCATGGATTATATCAATCTTAAGCAAATAGATAATAAAAAGAACAAAGTAAACGAAATGTTCAATGACACTCAAGAGCAAAAAGATTTAACTATTCGTTTAACTGAAATTCTTAAAACTATTAGTGAAGAATATAATCAATGCGCCCAACGTATAGATAAATCACTACAAAAACTAAACGGTGAAAGATCTAAACGAGTCGAAATGCATCAACAAAAAAACGCTTCTATCATTAATCTTGTTGAGCTGTTTCAAGATGAACAAGAAAGAAAAATGATGATTCAAATAGCTGATATGCAAAAGAAAGTTGTAAGAGAAGAAGCTGATAAATTCGAAAACATGTCTTCATGGAAGGCTAGAATTTTAGGCATTTCTAAAGAAGATGCTATATGACCAAATGCGTAATATGTAACGAAGAATTTGTAAATGATAAAAGCTTACACGCTCATTTAAAAAAACATGAACTTTATCAAGCAGAATATTATTGTAAATATTATCCGCGATATTCTTTATTTTATAAAAAGCAAATTCCATACAAAAACAAAAAAGAATATTTCCAAACCGAATTTTTGGATATACAAGAATTCTTATTATGGGAGAAAAGCGAAAAACAAGAAATTGTCAAAAGCAAAATACTTGAGATGCTTCAAGCTAGAATAAAAGAAAAAGAATATAAATACGCACCTTTTTCAAATGAATTAATAAGTTTGAATTTACCTTCTATAAATATTTATAAGAAGCATTTTAATTCTTATAATTTAGCTTGTAAGCAAATTGGATTAGAGCCCTTATTTAATCAAAATATACCAAAAGATTTTCATTCTATTGATTTGTCTGATGTACAAATGCTTGTTGATACAAGAGAACAAGATCCATTAGAATTTAATAATACAAAAATAGAAAAACTTTTTGTTGGTGATTATTTATTAAATAAAAAAGATTATAGTTATACATTTGTAGATCGCAAAGCTGAGTCTGATTTTTTAGGGACTATGACTTCAGGTTTAGCGCGGTTTGAACGAGAAATAGAGAAAGCTGTTGGTTTAGATGGTTATTTATTTGTGGTTGTCGAGAGCAATATTGCAAAAATAAAATATAATCATAAAAAATTTCATAGAAAGACGAGTCTAGAATATGTCTTTCATAATATGAGATATTTATCCCATAAATATGCTCGTAAAATTCAGTTTGTATTTACTGGTGATAGAAATAAATCTTTAGATATTATACCTAAATTGTTATATCATGGTAGTAAGTTATGGCAGGTGGATATACAATATTTTATAGATAATGAGTTGGGATCACGGCAGCCAAGTACCAAGGAAGTCACATTTAATCTCCAATGAAGAGTTGGCGAAAATTCCTGGACATATAGAAGAGCGCGAAGCGAAGTTATTGTTTTATCAATTTCTTCGAAACAATATTACTTTTGCGACAGATTTAATTGCTGGAGTAAAATTATTTCCATTTCAACATATGGCTATTAAAGGCATGTTGGAAAGTGATTATTTTTTAGCTGTTTGGAGCCGTGGACTTTCCAAATCCTGGACGTGTGGTATTTATGCGGTATTAGATGCTATTTTAAATCAAGGTATAGAAATAGGTATTTTATCTCGATCTTTTCGTCAATCTAAAATGATATTTAAAAAGATTGAAGATATTGCAGCAAAGCCAGAAGCTTATTTATTAAAACAATGTATTACTCATGTTTCAAAAAGTAATGACGAATGGGTGATGGAAATTGGTAAAAGTCGTATTCGCGCTCTACCTTTAGGTGATGGCGAAAAGCTTCGCGGTTTCCGTTTTCATCGTATTATTATTGACGAGTTTTTATTGATGCCGGAACGTATTTATAATGAAGTTATTGTTCCATTTTTGTCTGTTGTACAAAATCCAACACAAAGAGAAGATCTATATAAAGTCGAAACGAAATTAATTGAGCAAGGCCAAATGAAAGAAGAAGATCGTTATCAATGGCCGAATAACAAACTGATAGCTTTGTCATCCGCTTCTTTTAAATTTGAATATTTATATAAACTTTATGAACAATATGAACAATTAATTTTTAATCCTAAAAATAAAGAAAGAACAAAAAGATGTGTGATGCAGTTCTCTTATGATTGCGCTCCTGAACAGCTTTACGATCAAAATCTAATTAATCAAGCTCGATCAACAATGAGTGAATCTCAGTTTTTGAGAGAGTTTGGCGCTCAATTTACTGATGATAGTTCTGGTTATTTTAAAATTTCTAAAATGGCTCTTTGTACTGTACCTGATGGTGAATTGCCGTCAGTTGAAGTAGTTGGCAAGCCAGAAGATGAATATATCGTAGCTGTTGACCCTTCTTGGTCCGAAACAGAATCCTCTGATGATTTTGCCATTCAAGTTTTGAAGATTAATAGAGAAAAACAAATTTCTACTCTTGTGCATTCTTATGCTTTATCAGGTTCTTCTTTAAAAGATCACATACAGTATTTTCTATATATATTAACACACTTCAATGTTATTGGCATTTGCATGGATTATAACGGCGGCGTTCAATTCATGAACTCTTGTAATGAAAGCGAACTATTCAAAGATGCTAAAATTAATTTAAAGCAAATCACAACTGAGTTTGAAAGACCTGAAGAATATCAACAGAACTTGTTATCTGCAAAATCAGAATACAATAAATCTGATTACAAATACGTTGTTCTTCGCAAACCTACTTCAACTTGGATTCGTTTAGCAAACGAATTGCTTCAAGCTAATTTCGATCATCAAAGAACTTATTTTGCTGGCCGCGCTATTGATGATAATTTCAGAAGTCAAACTAGACAAAAAATTAATATTGGTAATTTAAAATTTTCTAACTCTTTAGATTCTGAAAAAGAAAATGAAGAAGCTAAAATGATAGATTTTGTAGAACATTTATCAGATATGATATTGTTAACTAAAACAGAATGCGCTTTAATACAAATCACCACATCCGCTCAAGGTTTGCAGAATTTCGATTTGCCTCCTAATCTAAAGAGAAAAACAGGACCAGATAAACCTAGAAAAGATAGTTATTCAGCTTTAGTTTTGGGAAATTGGATGTCAAAAATTTATTTTGATATGCAAAATATACAATTAGAAAATATTCAAGAAAGTTTTACTCCAATGTTTTTATAAAATGAAAGAACAATTTATAAATAAAATTAATTCGTTAAACGCTTTAGGTGGATCCAGAATTAAATTTATTGAATATATATTTAATTATTTCATAAGTTTAAATCGACCTATTAATATTTTAGAAACTGGTTGTGGGCATACGGATGGTATACCTCAATTTAAAACGATGACTTGCCTTTTTGCTGAAATAATTAAAAATTTTACTGGTGGTAAATTAACAACAATAGATATTGATGAAAACAATATGAATAAATGTAAAAAAAATTCTTTAGAATATAAAGATTTTATAGATTATCGTCTTGGAGATAGTTTAAAAATAATAGATTCTTTAGATAAAAATATAATTAATGATTTTGATTTAGTTTTTTTAGATTCTTTTGATTTTGATTTAAGAGACCCTCATCCATCTGCTATTCATCATTTTACAGAATTGATGTTGTTGTATCCTTATTTAAATGAAAATTGTATAGTAGCTATTGATGATAATTATTTACCTAATACTTGGATAAGCTGGACTTTTTCAGATGGAAAAACAGAAAGATTTGAAACTAAAGATAATATTTTAGGAAAAGGCATGTATTGTGATGGTTTTTTAAAGAATTTTGGTTGGACTAAATATGATAAAAACTTATTTTTTGAAAATCAAAATGTATTTATGTATAAGTTAAAAAGTCACTTTTAAAGTTACTATGTGTAACTATTTATAACATGAGCCGTAAATATACAAAAAAATCAGACTATTGGAATAAATTTTCTCACGGCAATGAGAATAATGATAATTTGCCATTAGAAGCGTTGTTGAAAACAAATGAATCGGAGCCTTCTTTGGTTGGTGAACCTTTCTACGATTCGGAAATTAAAGCTAGTTATGAAAGAGGCGGCGGAACAAGCAATTCAGAAATAAGAAGAAACTTAGCTTATGTAGGTCCTAAAATTTATAAATATGGTAATATTCGAGAAGGATTGTTGCCATTTGAGATGTCAATCAATGGTTATAATATTCGCGATGCTATTGAATTATGTCAGAAAGCTTATGCAAATATTGCTATATTCAGAAACGCAATTGATATTATGTCTGAATTTGCTAATGCTGAAATATATTTAGAAGGCGGCAGTCAAAAAGCTAGAGACTTTTTTACTAAATGGATGAAATACGTTCAAATGTGGAACGTAAAAGATCAATACTTCCGTGAATATTATCGCAGCGGCAACGTTTTCTTTTATAAAATAAATGCTAAATTTACAATTGATGATTTTTCTAAAATTTTAGAGAGCTACGCTTCTTACGATGGATCTTCTTATACGACTGATCTAATAATCAATAAGAATTATCCCACAAAATATGATGTAAAGAATGAAATTCCTGTTCAGTATATTCTTTTAAATCCTTATTATGTAACAGTTAATAGAACAAGTTCTTGGAAATACGTTGTTTATCAAAAGGTTCTTTCTGAATACGAATTAGAAAGATTGCAAAATCCTAAAAACGATCACGATAAATTAGTATTTGAGAATTTAGATAAAGAAACAAGAAATAAAATCAAAAGTGGTCAATGGTCTCAAGATGGTTTGAAAATTCAACTAAATCCAACAGATGTGATTTATTCGTTTTATAAAAAGCAGGATTATGAGCCATTTGCTGTTCCATTTGGTTTTCCTGTTCTTGACGATATTAATTTCAAGCTTGAAATGAAGAAGATTGATCAAGCAATTTGTAGAACAATTGAGAATGTTATTTTATTGATTACAATGGGTAATGAACCATCTAAAGGTGGTATTAATCATAAAAATATTCAAGCAATGCAAAATCTTTTGCGAAATCAATCAGTTGGTCGCGTACTTGTTGCCGATTACACAACTAAAGCTGAGTTTCTAATTCCTGATATGAATAAAGTATTGGGATATGAAAAATATAAAATCGTTAATGAAGATATTAAAGAAGGATTGCAAAATATATTAATTGGTTCTGAAAAGTTTGCTAATACAACAGTTAAAGCTCAAGTATTTTTTGAAAGATTAAAAGAAGCAAGAAATGCTTTCTTGCATGATTTTTTGCAACCACAACTTGACTTGATATTCAAGAATTTAGGATTTAAGGGTAAATGTCCTCAAGCAAAATTCGAAGAAGTCTCAATTAAAGACGAGACTCAATTCAATCGTGTTGTTACAAGAATGATGGAACTCGGTATTCTTCCTCCTGAAGAAGGTCTTAGAGTTATTGAGACTGGTATTTATCCAACTCCAGAAGAATTGGTTGCTGCTCAAGAGAAGTTTGTTCAACAAAGAGAGCAGGGTTATTACAATCCAATTGTTGGCGGCGTTCCGATGATATCGCCTCCAGTTCCAGATATTGCTGGGCCAGCACCAATTGCAAAAAAGACATCGACTCCAAATGAAAAGGGTCGTCCACTTGGAGCTAAAGCTTCTGTTTTTGCAAAAGAAGCAATCGCTAAAGCTATTGACGAAACAAAAAATTTAAATTCATTAGTTGAATTAGCTTTAAAGAAAAAATACGCTAAAAAAACTTTATCTTCAGATCAAAAGAAAATTGCTACTAGTATCAGCGAAGCAATTATTATCGGATCGGAAAATAATAATTGGAAAGAGTTAGCCACTCAAGTTGTTAATGATCCATCTGTATTAGATAAATTAGGAATATTAAAATCTATTCAAGATCTTGCAGGTGAACATCAATTAGATACTTATTCTGCAAGCTTGTTATATCACAGCACTAGATATTCCGTGTAAACATATAATATATGTTTCTTTATAAGACGAGATTTGATAATATTGTTACGGCTTCCATAAATTTTGATAATAATCCATTATTGTCAGTTGCTTCTTTGGAGCCACTCAAATCTTTGATACCTTCTTCTGTTAATTTAGATAAGAATATTGATTTGGTTGGCGCTGCATTTAATGCTGCTGTTGTGAATAAATTTAATAAGAATGGTGACGGTATTGATACAAACACTGCAATTGCTTTTAAGAAGTATTTTATTCATAAGCCAACAAATATTGAACATAAAAAACAAAGAGTTGTTGGTCATATTGTTAATTCAGCGTTTTCTTCTCTTGATGATAATAGATTATTATTCGAGGATGATGTAAAAGGAAGTTTAAATCCTTTTAATATAGCATTGGCTGCTGTTGTTTATAGAACTGTTGATAGAGATTTTGCAGACGCTTTGACAAATTCAAATGATCCTGAATCTAATTTATACCAACGTATTAGTGCGAGTTGGGAAATTGGTTTTAATGATTATTTAATCGCTGTAGGAAGTTTAGATTTAAAAGATGCTGAAATAATAAGCAAGAAAGAACAGATTAATGAATTTAAAAAATATTTAAAAGGTTTTGATGGTCCGGGTAAATTAAATGACGGCACTCCTATTTATCGATTAGTTACAGGAAGAATTTATCCATTGGGTATTGGTTTCACAACAAACCCAGCTGCTGATGTTCAAGGCATCATCATCGATGATGGAACATCAAATACAAATATCGATAACGAAGAAAAAAAAGAACCAGAATCAATTGAAGTTAACTCTTCAGATGTAATAGATTTGATTAATAAAAAATTTTCCCAAGACAAGAATAATAATGTAATAAATACTAAAACTAAAATTATGGATCTCGAACAAATCATATCGGCATTAAAGACGGTGCTTGCTGAAAAGCAGGATTCTGTAAAATTCAGCGAAGAAGCCGTCGCTAATATTTCAGCTCAAATCGCTGAAAGCATTAAAAATAAAAACAACGAATTTAAGGCCCAGCTTGCTGCGGTTGAAGAGGATAAAGCCAAGGCTATTGCTGACGCTGAAAAACTTCGCGTTGATTTAGATCAAGCTGTTGCCAAGTTAAATGAACTTGAAACCGCTGTTAAAGCAAAAGCTTCTGAAGAACTTTTTAATACCAGAATGTCACTTTTAGATCAAGAATATGATTTTGATGATTTTGATCGAGCCATTTTAGCAAAAGATCTCAACTCATTAGAAAATTCTGATGAGTCTTTTGCATCTTATAAAGATAAAGTTTCTGTTCTTTTCAAGCATAAGAGCAAAGCTTTTAAAGCTGAACAAGAGAAAATTTTCCAAGAAAAATTAGAAGCTGAATTAGCCAAGAGACTTAACACTGTTAAGCCAACTATTACTGAAACCACAGCTTCCAGCGCTGTTGCAACAGTTGAAGTAGAAACAGCACTTGCTAATGCGAAGGTCGAAGCTCCCGCTGTTCCTGCTCAGTCTATAGAAGTTACTGAAGCTGCTGTTTCTTGGAAAGAAAGACTCACAAAAGCCTTTTCGAAAGATAATATAACAATTAAATACTAAACTATATGTCACTAAGACTATATCCATTTAGACAATATAGCGAATACGATGTAATCAATCTATTTGCTAGCGACACTGCGGATTCCGCCCCATCAACAAATGGTAACGGTTCTGCTGGTGTTTTCGTTAAAGTTTCAGCCGGTAATTTGGATCAAGATCCAATTACTTATGCTGCTAACTCTTACCTCGGAAACACTGACTATCCATTCCTTGGAGCTGCTCAGTATCCTTCCGTTCCACTAACTTTCACTGCGGCCACCGCTGGCGTTCCAGTTCTTGGTGTTACGCTAAATCAAACACTTCAAAACGATGAAAACGGAGAGAAGTTGCTTTATAATCCTGTCAAGAGACAAGAGCTTCAAGCTGTTCTTTCTGGACAAGCTGTTCCAGTCGCTACTCGCGGTGTTTTCACACTAGCTGATACAGCTATCGATTGGGTTGATGCTAACATGGCTCCAAATTCTCATTTAGCTATTTCCGCTAACGCTGGTAAAGTTACTGGTTATGCCCCAAGTGCTATTTCACCACTCACTGGTCAATATAGCATTATCGGTCGTGTATTAGCTACTGGTACGCGAGTCAGTCAAAACGGTAAGAGCGATCATTACGCTGGTACTGGTACTGCTGGAGCCAAATTCGCTCTAGTTCAGATTGATTGCACAACTTCTTATACCATTTAATTTTAACTAAAACAAGAATATGAAAATTATTTTAAAGAGAACAGATGAGCAGGTTGAATTAGTTAAGGCTATGGCTTCACGTAATCGTGAAACCGCTTATGAAGCTCAGGTCGCTTTGGCTGAGTTTATTGGCCCAGTATTAGCCGAAGTTATCAACAACGCTCCAACCGTTTCTAACCTCTTCACAAGTCTCCAATTCAATGCTGAAGATAATCCTTCCATTCCTTTGGATCTTTACTATGACATTTTTGATGAAGATTACATCAAGGTTTACAGCCAGACTGTTGCCGGTGGTCTTCCTCAGAATATTGTTCAGCCATTAGCTTCCGAACTCAAGCTAGCTACTTACAAGCTCGATAGTGCTGTTGCTTTCGACAAGAAGTATGCTGCTAAGAGCCGTCTTGATGTAGTTAGCAAGTCTTTCACTCGCGTAGCTCAAGAAGTTATGCTTAAGCAAGAAAGAACATCTGCTAACCTTCTCATGACCGCTCTTGCTCAGGCTTCTACTGGCAATAGCTCAACTGCCGCTAACAACTATCATGTTTTCCGTACAGCTGGTGCTGGTAGATTCGTACTAGAAGACTTGAACAAGTTGTTCACGAAGATCAAGCGTATTAACGCTTCATTCGTTGGTGGTACTCCTTCTGGCGCTCGCAGAGGTCTCACAGATCTTATCGTTTCTCCTGAAGTTGTAGAAGAAATACGTGCAATGGCTTACAATCCAATCAATACAGCTGCTCCTGCTAAGTTGGGCACAGCTAACAGCCAAACTGCTGCTAACGCTCCAGTTGTTGCTACTGATGCTATTCGCGATCAAATCTTCAGCCAAGCCGGTCTTCCTGAATTCTATGGTGTTAGCATCATGGAGATTCTTGAACTCGGTATTGGTAAGAAGTTCAACACCATCTTTGACACAGTAGCTGGTTCCACTGAATACGCCGGTCATGGTGGTGGCGCTGCTGGTGCATTTGATGGTTCTACCGAAGAAGTTCTTATCGGTCTTGACAGAAGCCGCGATTCTCTAATCCGCGCCATCGCTGTTGATTCTGATACAGGTTCTGAATTCACTCTTGTTGCTGACGATCAGTATACTCTTCGTCAGGGCAAGATTGGTTACTACGGTGGTCTCGAAGAGGGTCGTATGGTCCTCGACAACAGAGCACTTGTAGGATTGATAATGTAATCATAATATAACGCAAAGAGGTGCTATCCGAAAGGGTAGCACCTTTTTTATTTTTTTAAATTAATCTTTTATTTATTATAATAAATATATGGCAAAATCTAAAAAGAAGTCCAGTGAATTAGATAATTTAAATTTAGCTGATGGACAGATAAATGAAGATCCTGATATTCAAAAAATTAAAAAACTAGAAGATATTCTAGGTATCAAAAAAGTAAATCCATTTGGAACTTATAATCTAGATGTGTTTAAAGAAAAGTTAAGTGAGATGACAAATTTAGATATGCAAAAACTTTGTGAGCGAGTTGGTATATTTGCTAGTGGCTCGCGACAAGAATTACGCGACAAGTTGTTGCGCGAATTTAAATCAATTGGTCGCGGTACTATTTCAATGACTACAGAAAGTCCAGCAGTAAAATTGGATCCAAATAATCCATTACATAAGAAGACATTAAAAATATTAGGCGAAATATAAATTTCATTTCTTTTGTTTTTAAAGAAGTGTAATTGTATATGTGGCAACGCAATTATCTGTAATTAGAGGGGATCATCTCGGTACACAAACGATTAATTTAAGTTCCGCAATTGATGATTTTACAAACATGAGTTGTACGGGGCAAATTCGCCCACACCCTGATGGTAATTTATTATATCAGTTTGTACCGACAATTGTTTATGCTGCACCCTTTAGTGGTTCTGTTTTTTTTACATTACCTGCTAATATAACGCAAAGTTTTCCTCCAATTAATTTGTATGGTGACATACATTTTTATTCTACAGGTATTCAAGATCGAACTCTTTTTGAATTTAGATTAAATGTTTTGCCAGATGTAACTCATTTATAAAAATATGGCTTCAATTGACGTAAAGATTGAAAGTAGTAAAAATGTTATTGATATTAATTTAGTAGGAAATCCACCGATTTCTACAGTTGGTAAAGAAACGGGACCTCCCGGTACAAGTGGTACTTCGGGTACTAGCGGTTCCTCTGGAACAAGTGGATCTTCTGGAACGAGCGGTTCTAGTGGTGCTTCTGGCACTAGCGGTTTTTCCGGAACAAGCGGTTCTTCCGGAACAAGCGGTTCTTCAGGAACTTCTGGTCCATCTGGAACAAGTGGTACATCTGGTTCATCTGGTTCATCTGGAACTTCAGGTACTTCAGGTTCATCTGGAACGAGTGGATCTTCTGGAACGAGCGGTTCTAGTGGTACTTCTGGAACTGACGGTACTAGCGGTTCGTCTGGAACAAGCGGTTCTTCAGGAACTTCTGGTCCATCTGGAACAAGTGGTACATCTGGTTCATCTGGAACTTCAGGCACTTCAGGTTCATCTGGAACAAGCGGTTCTTCAGGAACTTCTGGTCCATCTGGAACAAGTGGTACATGTGGTTCATCTGGAACTTCAGGTACTTCAGGTTCATCTGGAACGAGTGGATCTTCTGGAACGAGCGGTTCTAGTGGTACTTCTGGAACTGACGGTACTAGCGGTTCGTCTGGAACAAGCGGTTCTTCA